GATGATTCAAATTTTAAAAACCCCTTATTCTATAAAAACAGAGGTGAGTCTTTTCAATTTGATGCGACTAAGAAGGTTGTAAAAAAAGTTTGGAAAACAGCAGAAGAACATGAAATGGAAGACAAAACAAATGAACATGGTTTTGTTGTTGAGGGTTTAAAAACAAAAAAAATAAATGAAGTGAATCAACAAGCTTTTGATATTTTAAAGTCCACAGATTGGATGGTAATTAAAGCTAGTGAAGTTTCAGATTATTCTGTGCCAGACAATGTTTCTAAATTTAGAACTGCAGTGCGAGCAAAATCAAACGATATGGTCACAAGAATTAAAGCAACAAAAGATGTAAGAATTTTAGAAACTTTATATTTATACACAAACACAGGAACAGAATCTAAACCTGTTATGACTAGACCTTTAGGGGAGTTTCCAAAGCTGGAGGATTTCTAGATGCCTCTAATTATTCCAGGAAACCGTCTGGCATCCACAGGATTCACTATAGACCAATCTGCTCGTTATGATCAAACTGTTAGTGCATATTTACAAAATCCTAATAGTAATGCAGGAGATAGTCAAAAAAAATTTACTTTTTCTACATGGTTTAAAAGAGGTGCTTTAGGTGAGAATATGTATTTTTTTCAGTATGTATATTCTTACAATGCTGATTTAAATTCTCTTTATTTTGACACAAATGACAAATTAAATTGGATTGATAAAAGTGGTAGTTCTACTCAAATGAATTTAATAACTAATAGAGTATTTAGAGACCCTTCTGCATTTTATCATATTGTGGTTGTATGGGATACAGCACAGGCAGTTTCGAGTGAAAGAGCAAAAATATATATTAATGGAGTCTTAGAAACCTCTTTTAGCACACAAACTTATCCAAGTTTAAATGCGGATTCAGGTGGTGCTCAGAGGTCTGGGTCTAATATGAGGTTAGCTGCACAAGCTAGTAGTTCAGGGATTGGGAACTATTTTGATGGTTATTTAGCAGAGACACATTATTCTGATAATTATGCTTATGAATCATCTAATTATGGAGAATTTAGTAATGGTATTTGGATTCCAAAAGAAGTAGATATAAGTTATGGAAGTGCTGGTTTTTATTTTAATTATGCTAATGCTTCTAATTTAGCTGCTAATACCAAAGGAAAAGGTAATTGGGTTATTGGAACAGATCAAGGCACAGGACTTGCAGCACATGACCAGATGCTTGATACACCCACAAATAATTTTTGTGTAATGAGTCCTATTGATTTTACCTACAACACACTTAGAAATGGTAACTTAGAAACTATCGGTGGTAATAACAACAAAGGTGGTAGAGGCACTATGGGATTTACCAGTGGTAAATTTTATTGGGAAATGTTAGCTACAACAGTGTCTGATGGATATCCTGGTAGTGGTGTAGTATATGACGAATATGCATCTACTATGCCTACTGCATATGCAGGAGGTGGCACTAATCATGGTGCGGGTGCTTCACATAATCAGGCTAATTGGTATAAACAAAGTACTTCAGGAACAGCTTATGGTAGTACAGCTTCAAGTGGTGATATATTACAATATGCATTAGATAGAGATAATAACAAAATATATTGGGGTGTTAATGGTACATATAGAAACAGTGGAGATCCTGCAGGAGGCACCGGAGCAGTAGCTTCTAGTTTAACACATTATGGTGCATGGATGCCTTTTGTAAATCATGGTTCAAATGCGGGCACTTCAGCATCCACATTTAATTTTGGGCAAGACGGAACTTTTGCTGGAGCAAAAACTGCTCAAGGTAACAGTGACGGAAACAACATTGGTAATTTTTATTATAGTCCACCAAGTGGATTTTTAGCTTTATGCACTAAGAATTTAGGGAGTTAGTATTATGGCAGCACCAACAATAATAAAGGGCGAAGAGCAATTCTTCAATATTGTTTACGAGGGTAATGGAACAGGACAAAAGGTCGGTTTATTCGTGCCTTTTACTGATAGTGGAACTATCGCTAATAGTTGTATATTTAATGTTGCAGATAGTCCAAATTTAAATCGAACCATAAGTTCTGGTAGTCAGAGACGAATATTTACTGTCAGTTTTTGGGTAAAACTTGGTGCTGGTGGTACATTAGGAACAAATATATTTTTTGAGTGTCGTCAACCAAGTAACAGTGAAAACCTTTATTTTGGACTTATGGATAATGGAAAAATGGCTTTTCAAGCATTAAACTCTAGTGGAAACCACGTTTTGACACAGCACTCTGAAAGGGCTTTTAAAGACACTACAAAATGGTATCATTTTATGGCTGCAGTAGATACCACACAAGCAACCACCACAGATAGACTTAAGATGTATGTTGATGGTGATCTAATAACTGATTTAAGTTATTCAAACTATGACGGAGGTCAAAATTATGATTTACCTTTTGGTAATGATAATTCAACTATGTACATAGGTGAAGCAAATGCTAGTAGCTATTACATGGATGGTTATTTAGCTGAATTTAACATCGTAGATGGTACAGCTCTAACACCAGCCACTTTTGGCTTGACTGATACAAGCACGGGGCGTTGGGTGCCCAAAGCATTAACAGGTATTACTTATGGTTCAAATGGAGCACGATTTCAATTTGGATCGTCAAGTAATTTAGGAGATGACACTAGTGGACAAAACAATGATTTTTCAGTAGTAAATTTAACAGCTAGTGATCAAACCACCGATAGTCCTACGCAAGCTCATGCGAATATTAGTATTAATACAGCATCTAATTCTTCTATGACCTTTGCTGAAGGTAATCTTAAAGTAGAAATGAACAATGTATATCCCGGAAATGTTTTAGGCACACTTGGTGCAAGTTCAGGTAAATATTATTGGGAAGTAACATTAGGAGGTAGTGGTTCATCCGCAAATGGTTACGCTACTGGTGTAGCAGTTGCTGAATGGTCTAAAGTAAATACTGACCCCGGAAGTACAGCTAGTCCGTTTTCGAGTTACATAGATAGTCGTGGTAATTACTTTCACAATGCTTCTTATTATAGCAGTTCTACAACTTTTACAAGTGGTGACGTTATTAGCATTGCGTTAAATTTAGATGATAATGAAATTAGTTATTATAAAAACAATACCATTATTGGTTCTGCACAACCTTTAGTTGAAGGTCAGACTTATTTTCCTTTTTTTAAAAATTCATCAAGTGCTGCTGATCTACACTACACCCCTAATTTTGGTCAAAAATCTTGGAACTACACTCCACCAACAGGCTTTGTAGCTTTACAGCAAGACAACCTCCCAACCACAGATAGAGGTGTAAGTGGATTAGCGTGGATTAAAGATAGGGATGGTGGCTCTGCTAATCATGGACTGTATGATTCATCAAGAGGACCTTTTTTTGAACTAAGATCAAATGCAACAAGTGCTAATCCAGAAAAAGCTCAAGGGGTGTCCAAATTTTTAAAAGGTGGTGTAGCTGTTGGCGATAAAGCTAATTTAAATGCTAGTGGTAATTCCAACGTGGCTTGGAACTGGGTGGCAAATGCAGGAACGACTGCAAGTAATTCTGATGGTGCAACTTCCTCAACTGTTCAAGCAAACACAACTGCTGGTTTTTCAATAGTACAATATACTGGAACTGGTGGAGCAACTTCAGTTGGACATGGGTTGTCCGCTGCACCAGAATGGATGTTATTTAAAGATTTAGGAAATGCAACTAATTGGAGAGTTTATCATACAAGTATGGGAGGTATAACAAAATATATGTTATTAAATTCTAATGCTGCTGTAGCAACTGCATCTATGTGGGGTTCTCCTACAGCTTCAGCTTTTATAATTGGTGGTACTGGTTATGAGGTAAATGAAAGTGGTAATAATTATATAGCCTATTGTTGGCATGGAGTAGAGGGATTTAGCCGATTCGGCCGCTACGGTGGAAATGGTAGTACAAACGGTGCATTTGTGTATACAGGATTTCAGCCGGCTTGGGTAATGTTTAAACAAACAGACGCAACAGCCGATTGGTTTATTTTTGATGCAGCAAGAGGTAAAGTAAACGGGCAAGTGTACAGAATAAAAGCAAATACAACAGATGCTGAAGATAGCAGTAATGTGATGGATCTTTTAAGTAATGGGTTTAAGTTAAGAAATGCTGGTGGTGATAAAAATGGTTCTGGTAACACATATATTTATATGGCCTTTGCCAGCCGCCCTTTCGTTGGGGACGGAACAAACCCTTTGACTGCGAGGTAAAATGCCCTTAATACGCATACCATTTAAAGGTGGTTTTAATAAACAAATAACACAAAGTGAAGCAGCAAATCAATGGACAGATGGTGACTTTGTTCGTTTTCGTTATGGTGAACCTGAAAAAATTGGTGGGTGGCAACAAGCTGTAGCAACTACTTTACCTGGTGTTGCTCGTGCTACACACATATGGACAGATAAAAATGGCACCGAATACATAGCTATTGGCACCAGTAAAGGTTTATTTATTTTTTATGGTTCGGCTATGTATGATATCAGCCCTTTGGAGACTGCTATAACAGGATTAACATTTACCTCAACTAATGGATCAGCGACAGTAACTGTAAATAAAAGTTCGCATGCTTTAACAGCTGGTGAGTTTGTTGAATTTTCATCTGTTACCATGCCAGGTAGTGGTACAGGATTTACTGCAGCTAATTTTACAGACAATCCTTTTCAAGTAATTACAGCATCTACAAACAGTTTTACAATTACAATGCCTTCAAATGAATCAGGTTCAGGAATGACTGCCGCAGGATCTGGTTCTGTGCAAGCATATGTTCCTGTTGGTGCAGCTACCCAAACACTAGGTTTTGGTTGGGGCACAGGAACTTGGAGTGGTTCTAATGGTTGGGGTTCTGCAACTGCTGCCTCTGCTACAAGTTTAGAGCCCGGTAATTGGTCATTAGATAATTATGGAACAATATTAATAGCAACAATTAAAAATGGTGCTTCTTTTGAATGGAATCCAACTAGTGGTGTTACCACAAGAGCAAGTGCTGTCACAACAAATCCAACAGCTAGTGTAATGACAATTGTATCGGATACTGATAGACACTTAATTCATCTTGGTACAGAGACAACAATAGGTAATATTAGCACACAAGATAAAATGTTTATTCGTTTTTCTGATCAAGAAGATAGAACTGATTATGTGCCTGTATCGACAAATACAGCAGGTACATTTCAACTAGACAGTGGTTCAAAAATAGTTTGTGCAGCAAGAGGTAAAGATTACATTTTTATTGTTACAGATACTTCAGCTTATATTATGCAGTTTGTTGGTCCACCTTTCACTTTCTCTATTAGACAAGTTGGTTCAAACTGTGGAGCTATGTCACAACATTCATTGGTGCATGTGGATGGTATAATGTACTGGATGGGTAAGTCTGGTGGTTTTTATGCTTACGATGGTGGTTCTGTAAAAAAAATAAATTGCACTGTAGAAGATTTTGTATTTACCACTCAAACAGATGATGATTTAGGATTTAATTTTGGTCAAAGTGAACAAGTGTTTGCAGGATATAATACTTTATTTACAGAAATAAATTGGTTTTATTGCAAAAGTGGATCTACTCAAATAGATCGTTGTGTAACTTTAAATTATAGAGAGGCCTTATGGACAACAAGTTCTTTAGCACGAACTGCCTATAGCGATAAATATGTTTTAGATAATCCATATGCAACAGAATACAATGCAACGGGTTTACCTTCTTTAACTATAAATGGAATTACTAATGAATTTGGAGCAGCCACTCTTTACAAACATGAGGTCGGTAACAACCAATTAGATATATTAGGTAATAAAACATCTATAAATGCCTTTATAGAATCAGGTGATTTTGAAATGCCAATAGAAGGTAGTGCAGGAGAGTTTTTTGTTAAGATGAGAAGATTTATACCTGACTTTGGAAAACTTGATGGTAATGCTCAAATTACTATAAACTTAAAAAACTTTCCGTCAGAAACAGAAGCATCCTCGCCCCTTGGACCTTTTACAGTTACGTCAAGTACAAAAAAGATTGACACAAGGGCACGAGGTAGATTAGCATCATTAAAGGTAGAAAATACAGCAACCGATGAATCATGGAGATTTGGTGCATTTAGAGCAGATGTGCAACCTGATGGTAGAAGATAATGACTAGAAAAGATCCAAAAGTAGGTACAGGTAAAAAACCAAAAGGTAGTGGAAGACGTTTATATACAGACGAAAACCCAAAGGACACAGTAAGTATTAAATTTGCTACACCTGCTGACGCAAGAAAAACTGTTGCTAAAGTAAAAAAAATTAAAAAACCTTATGCACGAAAGATTCAGATATTAACGGTTATGGAGCAACGCGCAAAAGTTATGGGTAAAACACAAGTTGTTAGCATAGCAAAAAAAGCAAAAGAAGCTTTGAAGAGAGGGAGAAAAGTTGGCTAAAATAAATATACTTATCCCTGAATTAAATGATGATTATGTGGTGCAAAACCAAAGACAAATAACTTATGGTATTGAGACATTAGTAAATCAATTAAACTTTGCTTATCAAAATGATTTAAAAAATGAACAAGATGCCTTTAACTTTTTTATGAGCTAATGACGATACAATATAAAAATCAAGGGTTTTCACTTACCACTACAGGCACAACTAGTGTGCTGACAGCACCCGTTAATGGTCGTTGTTTAGTCAAACAAATACAGGCTCATAATGGTTCAAGTGGTTCTGCAGTTAATCTAGCAACTCAAGTAACAGACACAAGCGCATCAGCAACATTTAGAATTGACAATGCAGCCATAGCAGCAAATACCACACGACAAATTATTTCACAGACACTTGTATTAGAAGAAGGTGATATTTTAAAAATGACAGCGGGCACTGCTAATGAAATACAAGGTATAGTGTCATACGCACTTCTAGATAGGTCACAAGAGAATGGATAATCTATTGGACATATTGTGTTTTTTTTTGTAAGTTTAGAACATGAAAGTAATTCATTGTAAGTCAGAAACTAAAATTTTAAATAAAAAAACTGGTAAGGTTTATGCCACAGAAGATGATGCACAAAAAGACATTAACGACTCCACTACGACTACAACGGAAGGTGACATACAAAGGGACGTTAATATTATCGTCCCTGAGCTACCAATGGAGGGAGATACGAATTGAAACCGCGTGGAGGGACTGAGCTTCAACAAGGGTTTTTAGAAGAATATGTTGATAAAAACCTTTTAGATAAGTTTGTCATTTGCACTTCAGTTCCAGAAAAAATACCTATTTCTAAAAAAAAGATTAATATTCTCTGGCAAAAAAATGCTCCTAACCAACCCAACATAGAGCCTTGGTTTAAAAATAAAAACAATCACAAAAAGTATGACTGGTATGTATTTAATTCTAGTTGGAACTACGAAAAATATAGATATATGTTTGATGTTCCTACAGAAAAATGTCATGTAATAAAAAATGGTGTAACAGAATTTCCTCCTCATAAACGATATAAAAAAAATGACACTCTGCGCCTAATATTTCATCCTACACCATGGAGAGGTTTAAATGTTTTGTTAGCTGCCATGCAATTGTTAGAAAAAGAAAATATAGAATTAGATGTATATAGTAGTTGTGAAATATATGGCACACAATTTCAAAGAGATAATGATGATAGTTATCAAGATTTATATGATCAAGCAAAACAACTACCTAACGTAAACTATTTAGGATATAGGCCTAATGATTTTATTTTACAAAAGTTACCATATTATCACATGTTTGCGTATCCAAGTATTTGGGAAGAAACATCTTGTATTTCTTTGTTAGAATGTATGGCAGCAGGTTTATATTGCATTGTAACAAATTATGGAGCTTTGTATGAAACAGGAGCCGAGTTTCCTGTATATGTTAATTATGAGACTAATTTAAATAACTTGGCTCATCAATTTGCTGAAGGTATTAAAATTTGCCGGGACACGCTCCACGAACCAGAAATACAGGTCCACTTACAAGAACAACAAAAGTATGTTAAGCGATTTTTCTCTTGGGAAAAAAAGAGCAAAGAGTGGACTAATTTTTTGTATGGTGTTTTAGATGCAAAATACTAAACCTATCTGGTTAAAAAAAGAAAGACCTATAAGTTTGTTTGTGGCTACTCCTGTACATAGTGATGTTTCAATGCATTATGCACAAACTATGTTAGAACTGCAAAAAGAGTGCATGAAACGAAATATCAAAGTTATGTTTCAAATGATGAAATCTAGTTTAGTTACACAAGGTAGAAATTTATGTACAAGTTATTTTTTAAACACAGATTTCACACACATGCTTTTCGTTGATTCTGATATTGCATTTAAAGCAGACAGTATATTTAGATTATTAGAACTTGATAAAGAAATAATATCAATTCCTTATCCTATGAAAACAGCTCAGTGGGATACATTAATGACAAAAATAAAAGGTGGGTTTGTAAAAACTGCAGATCAATGTGAACATCATGTTTTACAGTACCCCTTATTAATAAAAGATGATAATCAAAATATTAAAATCAACAAAGGTGTAATTGAGGCCACTCATTGTCCCACAGGATGTATGTTAATAAGACGTGATGTGTTTTATAAACTAATTAAAGCATACCCTAATAAAGAGATTAAACAAAAAACTACAATCGATGGAAAATATATGGATCGTCCACACTTTTATAATTTTTTTGATACATTTTATGATCCAAAAACAAAACGATATTTCGGAGAAGACTTTGCTTTTTGTAAATTATGGTCTGATATTGGTGGTAAATTATATTGTTACATTATGAGTTATATAAGTCATGTTGGAGAATATCAATATACAGGTCGTTTATATGATGAGATGCACGACCAAGGTGTTGAAAGTCCTGCAAAATCAGAGTAAACTAGAATTTAGTAATTACTAAAGGATTTTTTATGATGAAATGGATTACCAAGTTAATCCCCAAGTTTATCAAAACTTGGTTTGCAAACTTATTATACGATGATTTGGCAGCTAAAGGTATTTATGGTGATACTGAATTAGCTTTTCTAACCCCTTATGATCAAAGGCTTTTGCTTAATTTTGGTGGTTCAGGTAGTATTAATCCACATACAGGTCTAAAACAATATAACCCATTGCTTATTGGTTTAGCAGTTGGAGCGGCTGGTTTTGGTATTGCAAAATTAGCAGGTGCATCAACAAGGGATGCTTTAATTGCTGGTGCCTTAGCTGGTTTTGGAGCAGGTGGTATATCAGCATTAGGTACAACCACTCCTACATTAACATCTAATGTCGCTACAAAGGGTGCGGGTTTATTTGGGACAAAAACAGGAACTGCTTCAGCATTGTCGGCTGCAGGTGCAGGCACAACTGCTGCACCCACTGCATCATTTATGTTAGGCTCGAAAGGAGCGGCTGGTGCTACTGGAGCATTTGGAGGTGGAAGCATAGCGGGTGGTGGTGCAATTTTACAAGGGTCTGGCGGTGCTTTTACACCAATAGCTCAAGGGGGCTCAGGTTTAACGAAAACAGCCTTAACACAAGGAGTATTTCAGGCTAAGGATGTTGCTGGTAATATAGTGCCCTTGGGTGATCCAACAGCACAAGCAATTAGCAGGACAGGCGAGACCTCC